CTTTGTTTGTCATGTTCATCTCTTGAGTTTCTTCCATCTTCTCGACGGACTTATAAAGATCCTCGATCAAAAAATGTTGTTCCTGGTCCGTGGGCACTTGTTCACTTTTTTTAAGCAAATCATTTTCAAACAACTCACGTGATGTCTCCAGAGATACCAACCTCGCCGTTAGCTCCGTATATGCGAACACGCCCATTGCAACGAGCACGATCAACGATGCTACCGTCTTCATCGGCATCTGCACTCGTGCCTCTTCTCCAATATTTAAAGGTTTATTATTCATCTATTTTTGGTTTTGGTTTTGGAAGTATATAATCTTTAGGAGGCATTTTCAATGTTGTATTATCCATGGTTTTAGCCTCTGGATTTTCCTTTAAATACTTAGCTTTTTCTTCCTTCCAAAGATTTTTTCTTACAGGTCTTTCTTCTTCAATTGAAGTAGGAATTACACCCTCACATTTTGATACTAATAAATTAAAATTTTGATTGTGTTTTAGTGTAGGATTTCTATTTACTTTATTACACATTTTCATTAGCTCTAGTTGTTGTCTAAGTTTTTCATTTTCCAATGCTAAATCATTTCTTTCATTACACTGTAAGTTACCTAAATATTTTCTAAATGTAAGTCTTACGTCTTGACTGTTACTTTCATTCCAACTTTTATCATAATTATCGTAATCATACTGTCTAGCTGATACAGATACATCTACTTCACCTGTTCTACATTCGTTTGGGTATGAGTTTAAGTATTCGTTTCTAGGATATGCAGGGCTAGCACAAAATGCTAATAGAGTTAGCATTATAATTAACATACCTGTAAAGTAGTAATTCATCCTGGCAATCTCCATAGTTCATCCTAATAATTTATTTCTCTGTTTAAATCTTTAATATCCCATTGCATTTCATTTACTTTGTTGGCTAATACTTCATATAAATTTTCTGCCATTTCCCATGTTCCTTCAGCTCTTTCAAGTTTACCTGCAATAAGATTTGTTTTTTCTGTAAGTGAAGTTATATCTCTTTGAATATTTTCTATCTGTGTCTTATTTTCATTAATAGTATCTGTTAAGTTTACCACATACTTAACGCCTGTAAAAGTTCCAACTAAGACCGAAGCCACAACTGGAACTAATACAAAGTTTTTTTTCAATAAAGCTGCTAAATCCATTACTTAACTATGTAGGCTATAACAAGCACAACGAATACAAGACATTCAATCTTGTGGTCTGACCAGTAATGCATAGCTTTACTTTTCATTTTATTAATCATTTTTTTTCTCCTCAATTTCATAGAAGAACTTGTCAGTATCTTCTGTACGCCAAGCCCTGCTATCTTCTACATTCCACTCAGAAGTCTGCACTTTCCAATCAGGAATATCATCTTTAACAGTAAAAGAAGGTATGTCCCATATACATCGATTGTTAGGTTGTGCTGCAAAATTACCATCATCTAGGGCAATTATGTGAGCGCACTTGTGTTCGTGCGGAATCTCTGAATGATCAGTGTCAAGTATATTAGACTCTGGATGTGCAAAGTCAACTGTAAATAAATATTTTCCAGGGTGCCATTTTTTATCTTTTCCGATATACTTACCGGCTTGTCCGTCTAGAATATCCCAACGATGCACAGAAGGATAATAAGAAAAACAATTCCAGAGCTGTAGTTCATCAAGTCTTCTTCCGGGCACTCCACGTGGGTCAAATCCCTGTTGAATAAACGCGCTAATTGGTAAGCGATAAAATATTGCACCGTTTTCCATAATAGCATGAAATAATATAGACTTACCTGTAAGAGCGCTAAGACCAAAGATAATGCAGTCTTCAACTTCTCCATGATGTTTTTTAAGATCATATAAATACTCTCTTCTTATTTGTGCGTAAGTCGCTGGTATGTTTGCGTTTAAATATGCCATAATTTATCCTCATTTTATATTACCCCAATTAGGACCAAATTCATAGTCCACTTTATTGTCCACTTCAAGTGGTATAGCTTGTTCCATTGTTTCTTGAACCGTGATCCGTGTTCCTTGATCTTTGACTGATATACATAGCTCATCGTGTATTTGTATATGAGGCACGATACCTTTGTCATACAAATCTACCATAGCTTTTTTAGTCATATCTGCAGCTGACCCTTGTATTAATCTATTTAAAGCTTTGTAAGTAAATGCAGGTACATAATATTTATCAAAAAAATCCATGTAGTTAGGATCTATTTTGTTTTCTTTATATTTTTCTAACATCTCAGCTTTAAAAGCTTCTCTTGCTTCTTCTTCTGTATATAATTTTACAGGTTTAAATCTATTAGCAGCAGGATCCCATTCTTTATTAGTAGTTTCCCATTTATTAAATCTGCAAAACCTATCATGTAAAGTAAATAATAATTTATGCTCTGCAGCAAAATTAATTAAATCTTGAGACAACTGTCTAACAAAAGGTACTTTACTATGGTACTCATCAAATAATTTTTTAGCACCTATCTTATCTAAACCTAACTCTGCCTGTAATTTTAATTTACCCATACCATAAAACAAACCTAAGTTAATAGTTTTTGCTTGTTTTCTAGATATCTTAGCCATGTCTGCTACTATCTGGTGAAAGTCTGCATTGTCTTTGTTAAATTCTTCTTTTAAATTACTTGTACCGGGTAAACCTAACTTAATAGCATAATGGACCACAATCCTAGGCTCTTGCTGTGAATAGTCAAAACTACCCCATGTATGGCCTTCCTCAGGCAAAAAAAGAGACCTCATCTTCTTTCCTATAAAACCTTTAGAAGGTATCTGTTGTAGGTTCGGGTTACTCATAGAAAACCGCCCTGTAACTGTGCCTCCTTGATCAGATCTTATTTGGTTAATATCTGCATGAATTCTTTCACCATGAACATAACCAAGTAAACCATCTACAAAAGTATTAGCTGCTTTGTCATACTCTCTTGCTTTAGCAATCATACGCAAAGATTTTTGTTCGTGTGTTTGTAAATAATCTTTAGGTAGTTGAGGCATCTTAGACTTAGGTGTAACCTTGTAGTCTTTTACTTTTAAATATTCTAATAAATTTTTTATGGAAGAAGCCGCCCAAATATCTACCCAGATACCTGTTTTGTTTTGTATTGCTTTTAATATTTGATCTCTTCTTTTTTTAAGATGTCTTCCAAACAGGACAGCTTTTGCGACATCAATTCTAACGCCTTTAAATTTCATGTCAACTAAACATAAAAATAATTTTGTTTCTAATTCAAATATTTGTCTACAAGTTTTTTCTTCTTTGTTGCCTTCTTCATCAACTTTAGTATATAATACTTCGTCAAGTTTTTCGTTAAACAGATTCCATAATTTTAAAGTTAAGTCTACGTCTTGCTTTGCATAATCTTTTACAATGTATGCAGGAAGTTTGTGCATGTTAGACATAGGATCTTTTACCATGCCACCAGACCACTCTAGTGTTTTATTTTGTAAATCGTATTTGTATTTATTGTCATTGAGATAATCTTTAGATAAAGAATCTAGAGAATATTTAAATCTATTCTCATCAATTACAGATGCAGCTATCATAGTATCTACTAGTCGACCTTTCATTTTCATACCTGTTACAGCACGAATCCAACACACATCATACATTGCATTGTGAAATACTTTTGTAATTTTTTTATTTTGAAATATTCTTTCGTTTAAAGAATCCCATATACTTTTGACTTTATTAAAATCTAAATCAATGTCAGAATGTTTAAGTGCAAAGTATGCAGTCTCTTTACCGGTTGCAACAGCTACGCCTGTTATAAAACCGTCTTTTCTTATTGCTCCTAATCCTTTTGTTTTTAAATTAGGGTCATATGTTTCTATGTCTACAGCAACAGTATTTATACCGTTAAGATCTAGGTCTTCTGGATGTTTACACATTGTAATCCCTTTCAAGTATCATTTCTAAATAGTGTATTGCTTTCTTGATGTCCTCTTCTTTCCCTTTCGCAGAATGCCTGCATATATACTTAATAGCATTTCCCTCCGCAAAAAGCAATTTATTCTCGTTTATAAACTTTGCTGGTTGAATCTTATAATTTTTATAATGTGATCCTGAAATTTGTTTATTATATGCGCTCATAATTTACTCCTAATTTATATTGTCCTCGTGATGCTATAGTCCAACAATCATATCTTCCTCGACTATAAGCAACGTACTTTAGTCTTAATTGTGTAAAATAATCTTCTTTCCTTGTTGCAGTTAAATCAACAATTACATTATCAAATGTAAGTCCTTTTACTGTATGTATATTTGCATACTTAACTCTTACATCTCCCTCTAAATCAAAACCTCTTCTTAAAATTTTTTCTATGTATATAAGTCTTTTTTCGTATTCTTCTTTAGTACCTCTTTTTATTCTTATTAATGTAAAATCTTTTTCATTAACCGAAGTTTCTCTAAGTAATTTTAATTTTATTAATTCATAAATTGTGTAATCTTTTTTAATCCAATCTTCAAATTTATATTCTCCTTTTCCTCTTGGAATAACTTTACTACCCATATACTCCCAAAAATCTTTTATTTGTTTTAATGGCATAGGTGTACCTTCGGTAAA